AGAGGATGGCAGGTAGCCCAAATGCTTGGCATGAGACACCACAGACGGGCGCAGCAATGCGCTGTCCAAGAACATCTCGTTTGCAACCATGTTGGAGTAGAACGCTTGGTAGTGCGTATTGTACGCCAACACATCCAAAAGGGTATTGAGTACAGAACCGTCAAAGTTGTAGTCCTTTAGATTACTCTGTGACTCCAAATAGGTTTTCAAGGACTGTTTGATGTCCTCAAAGTCAAGCCCTACAACATTTACTGTGTTATTCTGTGCCATCAGCGTATCCTTTCTAGTACCGTGTTAACTGTGTCCTTTTCGCCAGTGGCACGCAACGAAAACTCAACACTAACTTCGTATGAATTCTGATCGGGAAAGGATTTGATGTCCACAAACAAGGTTCCGATTCGTGGTTCGTGTGTACGCAGAGTGTTTAGAATTCTGTCTCGCATCTCAAATGTAGTTATGGAGTCTATGGGTTCAAACAGCAGAGCACGCAGAGACGCTCCAATATTTGGTTGAAACAGACGCTCACCGTATGCGGTTGACAGCAGATTCAGTATGGACTGTCTAACCGCTTTGGTGTCTGAAAGGGTCAACAAATCGTCTGTTTTGGGATGCGCTCCCATTGTGGGATCAATATCTGTGTACACGGGGTCTTGTACACTTTTTCCCGTATTGGATGTTAGGTAGTTGGGCATTGGTTACTTTTGTGCGTGGAACAGGTGGTTGTTTATGCTTCGTGTGGTGCTGTCTATCACATCCTGTAGATTGCTATCGGCTATTCCTTCCTCGTGGAGTTTGTCCATATCATCCATATCACACCAATGGCAACACACAAAACCCATAGGAGTCAGCGAATCTTGGCATTTCAACGAACTCACAGAAAAATATACCACATTATTTATCTCTAATATTGAACGAAGCGAGCAATCCGGCAAACTTGATACCCGTATGATTTCATTGGTTCGCTTGTCCAAAATATCAACCAATTCCATGTATCGTGTCAGCAGCACATCCTGCGACTCTAGCAACATACTGGGAATACCGCCCGCACAGGATTCGTGTGTCACAGAGAACCGTTTAATGGAACTACCGTCTGCAAACTTGCCACCGTTGTGGAATTGAAATATTATTGCACGCGAGCAGCGCATGAGTACTCGCATCTCTGTGAGTAGTTCGTGAACCTTGCTGTGTATTTGGAGTTGAGTTGTTTCCTTTTTGGCTCGCCACTTGAGTGAAATATTCTTTTTCTTCAACATGGAAACCACACCAAGCCCAACACCAACACCCAAAACACCCACCAATTCACCAATAGAAAACACAATGTCTCGTATACCACTCAAAGACGATGCCATTTCTGTTGGTTCGCTCATCGCGTTGTACTCCCGAATCCCGGATTGGCTGCTTGATTGAGTGGGTTTGCTGCTCGCGCTTGCTCAATGAATTCGGGATTCAAAATGCCTTGTTGAAAACCCACACCAAATTTGGTGCACGGATCGTTTGAAAAATTGATTGCAAAGTTGATATTGGTGAACTGTGAAATAAAGTTAAGGGCATCGTTGAATAAGCCGTTCACAGCGTTTATAGAATCGTTTATCTCGCCTGCAATAGCATTGATTGCGTTGGTAATCTTTTCTATTTCGGCTACAGCACTCTTTACTTCATTTAAAATATCAGCACCAGTGCCACCACCTGCAAGAATCTTGTCTAATATTTTATTGAGGTCTGCTTGTGCGTTGATAGCCACATTCAGTTTTAGTTTTCCGTCTTCAGTCATTAGACCTATACCCACACCCACATCCAGTCCATCAATACCCAAAGCACATTGAAAGTTGATTGCAGCACCCACAGTAGACACCAAAGACAGCAAGTCTGGGCCATTCCCATTAAACGGCAAACCAGACAATCGGTTTGATGTATTTTTGTAATTAGTAAGTACTCCATCCATATTCCCGATAGTGTTCACCAACCTACTCATTTGAGAAGTATCACCGGGCAAAAGACCTATTATTGTGTTTGCTTTTGCTAAACCAGCGGCAAATCCTCCCTGTGCGTTATTGATTTGTGATGCAACAGGGTTTTGGAAAACAGGGTTACTGCGCCCCCAATTTACAGCATTTCTCTGATCGTCAGAGACTTTTGCGCCACATGGGCATTCTGGTGTTGGGCCTACATCTGCCATGCTTACCTCTTATGGTACAATTACTGAAGAAGTGGACGACGCTATGTGCCCACAAGTGCCTTTACTGGTTCCTTCCACACAAACAGGAATACCGTCAACAATAAAATTTGAACTACCGTTTATGATAATAGCGTTATTGTGTGGGCTATCACCGTGAGTGGATATTCTGTTGCCTTGAAGGGCTACAGGAAAACCGTCAATAAAAACTGTGGAACTTCCTCCCAAAATTAAACCTCCGGCTTTATCTATTCCTGCTCGGCATACTCTTGGCATGACCCCTCCTTATTGAACATTTACCTTGGACGGACGAACCGTTGGGCTACCCGAATTCATTTCAATCTTTCCGCCTTGTGTCACCACCATGACACCAGCATCGCTGATGAACGACACCGATCTTCCAGAGAAACCCACATCACCCGCAGAAAAGAACTCCATTTGTTTAGCCGATGCCTTGAAGTTACCCTCGCATTGCAGATTTACATTGTTCTTGGCAAGAATGTTTACATCTCCGTTTATTTGAATGTTTGATGCGGCTCCAACGGTAAGATTCACACCACCGTCCACAACCAAATCCAATCCACCGCTTCCAGCCACATACACCTTTTTGTCACCAAGACAAATCTCGTACCCGTTACCAACAATTTTCTCAACCTTTGTGCCGTTGGGATCGCCACTCACTCTCCATCCGTTTCCAACCTCCACAAACGATCCTGACTTGTGGTATTGGTGGATACGCTCTGCGCCCGGTGTATCATCAAACTCTTGAATATGACCACTCTCTGTGTACCGCACATGATTTTTGGGATACACCGCAGCATACGGGGTCTGTGGTTCGTTCCAATTGCTCTTGCTCTTCATGTCAGGCACGGTGGGAATGCCTTTTTTGAGTTCAACCACCTTTTTGGCGTAAACCGTAGACTCCATTTGTGTACGGTCTTCGTTTCTTGCCAAGCGGTTAGTGTCTGGTTCTTCCACAACCGAAACACCAACAGGATATAGTCTTGCGTCTACTCCTTCAGGTGTGGCAGGATAGCGGTTAGATTGGTCGTAAAACCCTTGTGGCTTTACAGGGTTCTGTTTAGGTATGCCACCAAAGGAACCAATAATAACAGGATCTTGCCCGTCTTCATCGTCTCTGAAAAAACCAAACACATGGGAACCAACCAACAGCCCTGTGGGAGAGGTTCCAATTCCTGAAAGGGCAGCACTGGTGATTGGCTGCATGGGATACGCCCACGGCAGATCGCTTGTTGGAAGTTGCAGCAAGTCATCGGTGTGGTATCCAAACACACGAACGCGACAACGCCCAAGCATCATGGGATCGGCAACATCTTCCACCACCCCGTGCCACCAATAAAAGCCTTCTCGTCCTGCAAATTCTTTCATTTCAAACTCCCATACCGTTTCGGGACAGTTCTAGTGTGCAACTGTACTTTTTGCCTATCTTGTGACAGATAGAAGTAATCATGTACTCGCCACTCAAATTTTTGTCGTCCTTTTCGTCTTGCAAGTGCCCGTCAGCAGCAATCTTGGGAACAAAAATTTCCATGAGTTGACCCACACGCTTGGTGCTGTCTCCGTAAATCTGAACGGTGAGTTTTTGGGTCATCATGGTGTTTACCATATACTTGCGCTTCAAAAAATACTCTTCAAACCGAACATTGTCTACTATATTGTTCTTTTTGGAGTACACCGTCAGCGGGGTGTACGGCAAGTAAAAATATGCAGAGGTGCTCTTTTGGAACAGTTCATTGGACTCTTGGTCTTGTGATGAAATGTAGTGGGGATTCTTACCCATCTTCTTCATACCGTCAAACACATCACGCTCTTTGAAAGTGTAGTCCCGCTTTTCTTTGCGAACCATGTCGTGAACAGTCATCTTGGACGCAATAATTCCTGAACCAATGTTTTCAACCATGTCAAACCGCGACTCTTCTTGAAGCGACTGTATGCGGTTGTATATGGCAGGAAATTTAGAAACGCCCTTGACCTTTATGCCGCTGCCTTCGTTGGTTTCAAGATTCCTGTTCACATTACTCTTCACAAAATAGTAAATGTCTTTCAACTGCTGACCGTCTTCTATTATCTTGGACAGACTCTGAAAGCGGTATCCGTCCATAGTTTCGTAGAAGAAATACGGAGAGTAATCGGTATCAACTCCGCTAACCGCTCGTCTAGCCAAAAATGACAGGGCTTTAAATGGCGTGTACTGTGCAGGCAGGACATATGAAAAATTGTCACTAGTGGGCTGCACAACCAGCGAAGACTTCCAAAGGTACTCGGGAAAGTGCTTTTTGAACACTTCAGCAACCATGTTTGAAACTTTACCCTTGACAGAATACCCACACCGCTCGGTGTAGTTGAAGTATCCGCCTTCACTCATAAGGTGCAGCACATACTCCTGCCCACGACCGTTTTCGTCAATGGTTTGGCGATCAATCTTGTACACCTTGAAAATCTTCTTTACAGGATCAACACCGGGCACATCTGATGAAAACTCTAATTCTAGCGTTTCTTGCCCACGAATAGGAAGAACTTCAGGAATATTGAGTGAGTCAATCATGTACACCTTTGCTGTCATGTACGGAGAAAACATGTCTTCGTAAATTTCAAACGAAGTGTACATGGCGCGGATATCCAAGAACTCGTCTTTGATACCAGACCGCAAAACCATTTTGGTGATCTTGTAGTCTCCAGCCTTTGTAATATCACTACCATGAGTATTAGGCACTGATTAGACTCCTAGAGCATTCTTTAGTTCTTTGATTGCCTGTTCCATGTAAGCGGGGGCAAGCACCTTGATGGTTCGTTTGCTTTCATTTTCATCGTTTTCGTACACATAGTTGCTAACTGCGTATGTGTTGATTTCATCTCCTGAAACCCCCATATAACCACCAATATAGGTTTCCCAAAACGCAACAGTTGCGCCTGTGGCTCCACCAATCACTGATGGTGGAATCTGTGTTCCCACAACGGTTCCCAAATCCTCGTAGTCAGCCGATTGTTTGTTTAGAGGATCAACAAACGGATTCTCTTGTGAACCGTTTGATCCGTCTCCGGTAGTTGGTCTTGCCACAGCGAAATGGTGAAGACCCTGATACGACGGCAAAACCTTCTGAATATAGATTCCTGTGGTGGAACCGCTAGGCAATTGAACCTCTGCGTTTCCAACCGTGAAAACAGGAGAACCCACAGTAAACTCACAGAAAGTTTCACGATAGCCTGTAATGGCTTGGCTGTTGCTGTTTTGACTCAAAGTACAACCACTTGCAAACGCGGTGTTGTACACAAAATCGTATGTTGCGCCTCTACCACTAAAATAAACAGCAGTACCCGAATACTTCTTCTGAATGTACTGCTCCATTGCCATCTGCGATTTGTACCACCCATGATACGGATCAATAATATTGTTTGCCAGCAAAACAATCCAATGGTGATTTGCGTTTCCGTACAAGCGATTGGCTATATGTTCAGGGCGTTCTCCGTCCTTGATATCGTACTCTATAAATGCGGATTGGCTGTTGATGCGATCAGAAAAAGCAACACGCCGCAGCACATTTCGTGCAATTGCATACGATCTGGTATCACCGATATAGAAAGGATATGGAACTACTGGAAATTCTTTGAAGTACATTAGTAGCCAACCTCCACATCCTGACGGGTGAGTTGAGCGATTTCAGAGAACGAGAGAGTAAGCACATAACCAGTGGGTGAGTTATCTGGCAATGTGCTAAACACACCATTTGGTGTGTAGTCAACGCCGATACCAGTCAGAACACACCTAGAAATCTTGGGAATGTACTCGTTTTCCACGAATCCGTTCTCTCCGCGTGTTCCGCTTGCAGACAAGAACTTGATTGTAAATTCAGCAGGAACGCGAAGCATTATTTGAGGATTGCTTTCGTTTCCGCCCTCGCTTGTTCTGGCTGGATGCGAATGGTATCGGAAAGTGTCTATAATGTTCTTGATGGTGTTTACTTCGTCTTGGTTGCGGGGATACAGTTCCCACGAAAAACTAAAATTACGAATTTCTTTTTGACTGAACATTTTTTCGACTCGTGGATTCAACACTAAACCAGTGATAGCAGGAACCACACCAGCCAAAGCGGTTCCATTTGCTGCATTAGTTGCAGCAGCAACCGCTGCTTGTTTTCCTACCTCAAGGGCTTTGCCAGCAAGATCCGTTGCGCTGTTTGCACTAAACAAAGAATTGAAAGCAGCAGCAGCACCAGTTACAATTGCCATGTTTGCGTCAGTATAACTAAACGCATCTTCTCCGTTTATACGGGTGCAAACAGGAAGATAGATGGAAACCATCTGGTCATATTGCGGGTCGCGTTGTTGTAGTCCTGCCATAGCCTTC